CTAAGAACGGAGAACAACTACGACCGCGACGAAGCGAGCCGGGCAAGCGGCCTCAAATGCGACGACAAGAGTCTGGCGCAACAGCAATTCAAAGAGGACAGCGACATCAATGTGATCGTGGCAAGGTTCGGCATCAGCGGCATCATGCCCGAAAACTTCGGCATGCCTGCCAGCTCAGACTTCACCGACGCAATCACGAACTACCACGACGCGATGAACATGGTACGCATGGCAGACGAAGAATTTCAGAGCCTACCCGCTTACCTGCGAGAACGTTTTAGAAACGACCCGCAAAACTTGATGGACTTCGTAGAAAATCCGGCAAACCTCGCTGAGGCTCGCGAACTAAAATTGGCTCGACCGGAAGAAAAGGTGGAACCCTCCCGTGTACCGGAGTAACGTGAAGGGACCACCTAGAACAGTTACATCAAGAGATGAACTGTTCTGGGACCGCGAATACGGGTTGGTAACCCGAGAAATGAAGCTAGATTTACAACAAATGAGGATCGACGAATATGAAACGACGAAACGTGAACAAGCAGCGCTCAGCCCAATCGTTCCGGCGAGATGCCGGACGGACTAAGGCAGCAAACGTAGCGCCAGGCCCCATGCGGGGCGGCTACCGACTTTGAATGGGTGGCATGCTTCCACCCACTGAAAGCCTACAAGACCGACTCTGGTCAGATCTGCTTTCAGGAACTGAAAAAGCACGGGGGAATCGCGCAAGCGCTCGAACTCCCCTGTGGTCAATGCATAGGGTGCCGGCTAGAGCGAAGCCGGCAATGGGCCATGAGATGCACACACGAGGCACAACAGCATGAAGTCAATAGCTTTATTACTGCAACGTATAATGATGAAAATCTCCCCGAAAGAAACCAATTGGTATACCCCCATTGGCAAAGTTTCATGCGCCGACTTAGAAAACAAACCGGTAAAAAAATCAGATTTTTTGTATCCGGAGAATATGGGGAAATTACTAAACGACCCCATTACCACGCGATCATATTCGGCCACCACTGGCACGACCAGGTCCCGCTCACTCAGCTCGGCGAACAAAAATACTTCCGTAGCGAAATCCTCAACAAGCAATGGCAAAAAGGCAACTGCGTCATCGGCGCAGTTACGTTCGAAAGTGCAGCATACGTGGCACGATATTGTTTGAAAAAAGTAACCGGCCCCGGGGCCGATGAATACTACAAAAGAACAGATGAAAAAGGAGACTATGAACAGACGCGAGAATTCGCGCACATGAGTCTAAAACCGGGAATCGGTAAAACATGGCTAGACCAATACAAGACCGATATATACCCGAACGACTACGTCGTAGTGAAGGGGCAAAAAATGAAGCCCCCAAAATATTACGATAAAAAATATAAAGAAATAGAACCAGAAAACGCAGACTGGCTAGAGTATGAAAGAACAAAAAAAGCCGAAAGTCAGCTCTGGAATAATGAAGAAAAAAGGCTACTGGTCAGAGAAACAGTAGCCAAAGCCAAAGTAAAAACAACACTTAAAAGAGACAAGATATGAAAAACGAACACACGAACGAAATGAAAATAGTATGCGTCTATGACAAGGCACTTGAGGCATACCTGAATCCCTTCGTCTGCCCCGCACTCGGCGGGGCCATTCGCAGCTTCATGGACGAAACGAAAAACCCAGAATCAACCGTGCACACGCACAAGGAAGACTACACCTTACACCTCATCGGATACTTCAACATCAACACAGGGGTTCTCACCCCATGCAACCCCCAACTCATCGCAGCAGCCACAGACGGAGACAAATAAATGTTTCGCAATAAGAGCGTCAGCACCCACAAATTCGCCATGACCCCGCGGGCCGACATCCCGCGCAGCTCATTCAAAATTGAAAAAGCTTACAAAACCACGTTCGACTCGGGATACCTAATCCCCGTCTACTGCGACGAGGTACTGCCCGGAGACAGCTTTAAAGTGAACATGACGGCGTTTGCACGCCTGTCCACGCCCCTGTTCCCGATCATGGACAACCTCCACCTGGACTCATTCTTTTTCTACGTCCCAAATCGCATATTGTGGACGAACTGGGAAAAATTCATGGGCAGCCAGGACAACCCAGCCGATAGCATCAGCTACGTGATGCCAAAAGTGGTCAGCGCCCTGGGCGGCTTCACCGTCGGCAGCATCTCAGATTATTTCGGCCTGCCCACAGTCGGCCAAGTAACTGCTGGCCAGAGCGTAACCGTCACATCCCTGTGGCACCGCGCTTATAACCGAATCTGGAACGAATGGTTCCGGGACGAGAACCTACAAAACAGCGTCGTGGATAACATCAGCGACGGCCCAGACACCTTAACGGACTACGCCTTACTAAAACGTGGCAAGCGGCACGACTACTTCACGTCATGCCTACCATGGCCACAGAAGGGCGGAACGGCCGTTACCATCCCTCTCGGAACTTCCGCGCCAATCAAAAGCGACGGTACTACCATGGCGATGCGCGGCAGCACCGGGACGATGACCAATATCTTCAGCCCGACGGGGTTGGCAAACAGCGCGGTGCAAATCAACACAGCGACAACCGCAAACGTGGGCTTCAATTGGGGCGCGGCCGGAACCAGCACAACCGGCCTCTACGCCGACTTAACAACAGCCACGGCCGCAACAATCAACCAGTTGCGCCAATCGTTTCAAATCCAAAAACTGTTAGAACGAGATGCCAGGGGCGGCACCCGATATAAAGAGATCATCCTAAGCCACTTCGGAGTAATCTCGCCCGACGCGCGCCTCGACCGCCCTGAATACTTGGGTGGCGGAACTACTGCCATAACGGTTAACCCAGTCGCGCAAACTTCCGCTACAGGTTTGACAGGAGGGAGTACTACGGTTGGATCGCTATCGGCAATTGGAACCGGTGTGGCTTTGGGCCATGGCTTCAGACAATCCTTTACGGAACATGGCGTGATCTTGGGGCTCGTGATGGTGCGAGCGGATCTGACCTACCAGCAAGGACTGCGCAGAATGTGGAGCAGGGACACACGCTATGACTTCTACTTCCCGGTTTTCGCGCAGCTCGGCGAACAGGCAGTTCTGCAAAAAGAAATCTACTGCACCGGCGTAGCAGCGGCAGATAACACCGTTTTCGGCTATCAAGAGCGCTGGGCGGAGTACCGCTACAACCCAAGCGAAATCACCGGGCTTTTTCGCTCAACCAGCGCCGGAACCCTCGACCCCTGGCACCTGGCGCAACGCTTCACAGCAGCGCCGACGTTAAACAGTACCTTCATCAGCGAAACGCCACCGCTACAGAGAGTATTAGCCGTAGGCGCAGCTGCAGCCGGTAAAGAGTTCCTGTTCGATGCATTCTTCGATGTCACCGCCGCGAGACCGCTGCCTATGTACAGCGTCCCCGGCCTGATTGACCATTTCTAATGGCTGGCTGGCTGGGCGACATCGTCGACAGCTTTACCGGAGGGATCGGAGGATCCCTCTTAGGTATGGCCACCAATGCAGTAGCAGGCGCGCAATCCGCGAGTCAAGCGAGAGCAGCGAATAAGTTCACTGCGGCGCAAGCCGTATTGGACAGAAATTGGAGCGGACAACAGGCACAAAACCAGATGAACTTCCAAAGCAATCAAGCGGGCATCGCGAGGGACTACGAGACAAATATGGCCAATACGTCTTATCAGCGCGCAGTAGGCGACCTCAGCAAAGCGGGGTTAAACCCGATGTTATCCATCATGCACGGAGGAGCGGCCACACCAACCTCACCGGCGCCACAAGGCGCCATGGGGCACTCATCAGCGCCGCACGGATCCATGGGCCAGACTTTTGCAAGCACACCCAACGTACTCAACGCGGCGCAATTAGGAGAGATAAAAAGCCGAATCGACCTAAATTCAGCCCAAAAAGCGAAAACAGAAATCGAGACAACACTGTTGCCAGGATACCAAGAAGCACAGAAAAAATTGATGGGCGCGCAAACGCTCGGCACAAACTCAACCAGCGTCGAAAGCAGGCAAAAAGTACTAAGCCTACAGCAGGACGTAAGTGAAAGCCGAACTCGGGTACTCACCATGCAAGCAGGATGGGCAAAAACGCGAGCAGAAACCGCCCTGGACAATGCGACAGCAAATCTAAAAGGCGATGAAAGCGGACTGGTAAAAAGCCAAGCCGCTTTGAACGAAGTCAGAACAATCCTGGACAAAGAACGCGTACCAGAAGCCAAACAAACCGGCGATCTATACCGAAACTTCCCAGCCCTAAAAGGTGCCGAAAAAGCCATCGAAGGCGTCGGCAGCATCCTAGGCACAGGCGCTAAAGTAGGCGCTGCAGCAAAATATATCGGAGGTAAAAAATGAACACTTACATAGACCAAAACACAGGTGAACTGATGGAACTAATCCTAAGAACGGAGAACAACTACGACCGCGACGAAGCGAGCCGGGCAAGCGGCCTCAAATGCGACGACAAGAGTCTGGCGCAACAGCAATTCAAAGAGGACAGCGACATCAATGTGATCGTGGCA